TAGTTTCATTGTTTATAATAAATTCAATTTCTTCTTTATAATTAATATTTTTTAATTGTTTTTTAAGTTCTTCTGAATATTGTAGAACTAAAGCTTTTATTTTAAAAGACGATAAAGTTTTTTTATCAATTAGTTCTTTTGTTGTAATTACTTTATATGTTTTTCCGAATAATCCTTCAAGCATCAATTGATGTGTTTGTGTTCCATCTAAAGTTCCTGTTGTTCCAAACCTATATCTAGTTTTGACTGTATTTTCCATTATTTGTTGAAGAGATCTTGCCTTAAATTGATGAGCTTCATCACCCAATACTAAGTCAAAATCAGAATAATAATTCATAGGAAGTTTATATAAAGACTGCCAAGTTGATATATAAATTGGTTTATTTGAAATTTTATCTCTACCTGCAAATATAGCATGAATCATTTCCGAACTATTCCAATAATCATTTTTTGCATAATCATTAAAATCACTAGCCATTTGCGCAACAAGAGATGTTGTAGGAACTATAATTAATGCTTTAAAATTAGAAAGTTTTTGTTGATAGTATCTTAAAATAAGATAGATGATGAAAGATTTACCAGACGCAGTAGGAGAAAGTAATAAGCATCTTTCATGATTAATCGCATATAAAAATGCATCAATCTGATAATCTCTTGGAGTATGGGTTAAATTAAGAGATTGAGTAAATCTTTCAAAATCATCTTTCTTATATTTATTTAAATTTTTTGGATAACTTTTATATTCTATTTTATAATCACGATCTTTTGCAAATTTTATAACATGATCAATTAATCCTACATATAATGTTTTATTTTTTAAATTAAAAAGACGAATTTTTCCATCCCACATTTTATTTTTAAATGCAGGCATAAACCGATATCCAGGAACAAAAAAAGTAAAATAATCACTTAACTCTTGTGCGAGTCCGGGCTCTGTTTGAACCGTCATAAAAACTTCGTTTTTTTTATCTATAAGTAAAGTATCAGGACTATATAACATTTAATTTCTTAACCAATGTTTTGGCGCAATCCAAACATTGTCTGGACACAACCAAACTTCAGAAAATGATTCTCCAACAGCTCTTGATACATCTCCCCAGTTCATATCATGTCCCATTAAAAGACCATTTTCTTTTATTTTTCTTTTCCATATAAAAATATCTTTTTTAACACTTTCATAAGAATGATCAGCATCAATAAAAACAAAATCTAAAGATTCATCATCAAAATGTTTATGAGCTATATCTGTACGTTCTATTAATATTTGAGCTCTAGTTTTAAATTTTTTTAATTTTTGAATTACATCATTTTTATAAGAATTTAAAAAATCATTTCCTCCATAATTCTCTAACGTATTATCTTTTTGCACTTCAAAAATATCTATACCATATAATATAAGATCGTTATTATTTTCTAGTAAATTGAAAAAATTTTCACCTTTATTAACCCCTAATTCAACTCCTTTATTGTATTTGAATACATTTATAAAATATTTAATGACATCCCATCTTCTATAATTAGACGGAAGTGAAAATTGCACTCCTTGTTCTGTGAGATTTATTGGTTTAATCATTAATTAAATTTCCTATCAACTATTTCTGTATTAAATTTATCCATTTTTCAGTTATATTTTCAGGATTAAAAACATTCATATCGATCACAGTTTGTTTTGTTTCAATGTCAGAAATCCAATTTATAATGTCATCAATATTGTGATTATCGTCAATAAGCATATTATTCTTATCAGTTAAAATTTCTTCAGCAGCATCTCCTTTATATGTGATAACAGGAACACCTAGTCTGTTTGCTTCTAGATAAACCAAACCAAACGTTTCTTGAGGTAGAGAAGGCCTAAATAAGCAAGCGGAATTGCTCAAATTTTTTAAAGTATTACCATAATCTAATTCTCCTAAAAACGTGATAGGATAATTAAATTTATTAGCATCTTTTAAAAAATCATAGACAATTTGAACATCTTTTCTTTGTCTTTGGGGCGGTATACTGATATAAAAATCTCTTTTCATTCCCTGCTCATACAAACTCATATATAAAGTTACCGCCTCTTTTAATCCTTTTCCGAAAGCACTCATCCAATAAAGATATTTTTTTCTTTCTTTTTTGATTTTTTCATCAACTCCTTTAGGTATCATGTAGTGTATTAATTTATCATTAGAAATTTTTTTACCTTTTTGGTAAACATATTTTCTTATAGCTTCAGAATTGAAAATTCGTGGAACTTGTTCGTGACATGTCCACCAATTGTGCATCCAATTATATGTTTTTTCGGCAGAATTTATTTCTAATGGAGATAATGCTCTAACATGTGGACTATATAATCCATAACTTCTATGTTTATTTCCCATATAGTCAAAATGATTGCAAGTAACTCTAACCTTTGATTTTGCATAATAGTGCCTAAAAACATTTAAATGTTTCACACCATTTATAATTCTATCAGTTCCATCAGTTAAAGAATGAATAATTCCTACATTTACACCTTTTTCTGCAAGATTTTCGGCCACATTTAAAATTTGTCTTTCCGTTCCTCCCATAGCACCGCCATCTTCTTTAAATAATGGAAGATTTGCTTGTATCAATAAATCATATGGCATATTTTTTTAAGCTCCCATTGTAAATTTTTTCCAATCAATAGCATTTTTAATCAAATAACCTCTAGTCGTTAAGGATTTGACTATTGTCTCTAAATAATTTATTTTTTCTTTTTGATATTCTATTTTATCTTGCATTTCTAATAAATCATTATCAGAATCTATAAATCTATTGAGATCTTCTTTATTTCTGCTCTTGATATCTAATTCAAAAGTTTCCCATCCCATTTCATCTAAACTATTTTTATCTATTTTTCCTGTATAATATAACCATTTTAATTTTTGTAAACTTTTTTTCTTAGATTCCATTCTAACTAATCTCAATCGTTCTTCTGAGAATATTTTTAAATATTTGTTGTGTATTTCTGGAATTTTTATAGATTCTAAATCTAATTGTGAATCGTCAATCGTACAGTCACTGGTCCATAATTTTTGTATTTCTTCTAATGTCATTCGACCTCAAAATTTAAACATCACTAATAATCCTTTCTATATTATATATAGCATACTGAAAACTAACATCTGCTACAGTAGTAGTTGTATCGGATGATATCGAATTCATATCTATATCACTTAAAGAAACAGGAAATATTTTCTCAAAAACAACTTTATATTGAACATTTTTATGACTAGATAAAATAAACAATATACCTTCTGAATAAACTCCATTAGTATCAGAATTTTTCAAAGTTCTGTATTGTCCGGTATTGGATGGAAATCCTAATCCTATAATCCAATTATAAATTTCTAACCAATTTTTTAATTCTTCATCAACGATGAAAGAAATTCTTAATTCATTAAAATCAATTTTATCTCCTGGAATAGGATAATCTTTAAAAGGTGTATTTACATTCGTTACACCTAAATTTATTCCGGGTAAATTTACAGATTGACAGAAAAAATTTACATTAGGAATTCTGTCTATCAGAAAATTAAATCCAGTTGGTATAAAATAATTTATATTTTTTGTAAGTGTTGACATATCATTATTTATATGATATGAAAAAGAGAGGAAATGCGGGAGTGTAAAACTCCCGCAAAAAGAAATATTACATTAAGTTGTTTACTCTAACAATTCTGTAATACTCGTTGGCATGACCACCTGTTCCTACCATATCTCCACCCAAATCATATGCTGCTGAATTATAACCAGCGGCTGCAGGAGCAGTTGCTGCTGCAAATGGATTTCTTACCATTCCATATCTGGTCTTAAATCCAATTTTTGGTTGGAAAGTATTTGTATCTACCGCACGTACCATTTGCAACGGCACGTATGGGCAATAGAACATTCCAGCATCATAAGATGATGAACCTTTATATCCAACTACAAAGTAATTTGAAGAATTTGTAACTGCATACGGATCAATATACACTCTATATCTACCGTTTAAAACACCTACAAATGTATTACCAGTATC